TCTCGTAGCTTATCTGTGGTTAGCAGGTCTACAGCAGGTAAGGCAAATTCCTTAACTCCATCTTTGGGTGTATGCAAGCGCATCCAAATAACTTCACCGCTCTGAGGGTCCTTCATACGCTTGACCACGTACAGGTCATGCTCGTATATCAGCACGGCATCTTCATCTTCGTCATCATTACGCCGATAGACCCCACCTGTCTTACCTCTAAAGTACGGGTATGGGTAATCAGGAATGGTGTAAGTAACTGGTTTACTAGAGTCGGCGGTAACTAGCTCTACCTTGTTATCTTCTTCTGTCGCTTCAATAACTTCCGTGCCCAACGTAATAGGAGAAGTTATCTTGCCTTTATGTGGGCATTTGTCGCACCCACCGGGGTTGATACGCTCCATCGCTTCACAGGTATACGGCCCTTTGATCTTGGCAACTTTTGCCTCAGTTGCCCCGGGCGTGTACTCAGGATGCTTCTCCGATACAGTATGAATGCCAGTATCTGAATCAACGCAATACGCTGGTATAGACAACGCCGCTCTCCAACGAGGCTCGTCTAACGTATCTTGCTCCTTAATGAACGTCTCAAGCTGCTGACATCCCGTACCCTTTTCTATCTTATTAAGGATGATGGAAAATCTATGCTGCTTGTTACCCATCAAGGAGCGTGTTAACTCATTGATCTGCGGCGGTATGTAATCAGGAGCTTCATCAAAGCTGCCGCCGAGCGCAGCACAGAAAGTATCGAACTCTACGTCGGCTGCTGCGTGCATTAGCGTTACATCTAACGCGGGGTCGCCCTTAAAGTTTTTTGTTTCTGGGATACGGAGAATAGATGCAGCGTCGGCTGTTCGTGCTGGGTCGGCTTCTAAACCACACTCATGGCACACGATCTTTAACCGATCTGCTACAGGCTTCCATTGCTGTCTGGTTATAGGCTCTGTAAGCGTCCAATACACATGCACGCCGCGCCCAGAATTAACTAGTGTTGGTTTTGGTAACCCTACGTTGGTACAAAAGTCTTTTAGTGCTTCAATACCATCAGACTGTGTTTCGTAAGGCTTACCTTCTCCGCAGTCAATATCTAACCAAAATGCTTGGATTGCTTTGACGTTATCAGTCGTTCGCGTATTGTTGTTCTCGTACTTCGAACACGCAAAATAAACATCGTAGTGTTTAGCTAATAAGTCGCTTGCTTCCTTTTCTACTTCCTCCAAGGTCTGCACAAAGACCTGCTTTGGCATACCGGATTTTTTTAATCCTACAATGCAGTACCATCCTCCGTTTTGAGGTAGCACTACTGATAGCAAACTTGCCTTTGCCATTTGTACCGTCCATGCCGATTGTTATAGTTTGAACTTAGCCTTCTTCAGCATCTCCAATATCTTCTCCGCTTTCTTCTGGCGGGGTATCCATTCGCCTACAAACCATTTGTAGATGGTCATGCGGCTAACTTTGAAGTATTCGGCAACGTCTGAAACAGGTATCTCTTTTTGGATGCAGAATCGCCCCAGCACTACACCGGGGCTTCCTGTATCTGCTTCTAAGTTCGCTTTGATAATTCTGGAAGCGTAACCTCGATTATCCATAGCTTAATCATCGTCATCGGACGACCAACTATTGATTACGTCAGCAAAGTCTTTTTTAGGAGTAGGCTCTGCATTCTTTTTTGATACACGCTTGGTCGGTTCAGATACTTCACTGGGGGCACTCGCTTTGACAGCCACGACGGGCGCTGGTCTCTTCGCCCCATCAATTGCCGCCGGAGTTTGGATAATCGCTGATTTAGCTGCCGGACTGTCACCTTTCTCACGAGCAATCTCCCATTCTTCACGCAATAAAAATCGTACTGGTTTAAATGTTAGCTTCGGTGTATCGCTATCGGAATCCATACGCATTTCAGTAACAAGCGTATTGATGTTTTTACCTTGCGAACCCACGTACTTAGCGTACTGTTGGAACGGCATCTTGTCTGTATCCGCACGACCAAAGATAGACTTCGATGGTAGGGTCAACTGATATACGTCACCACGAATATCATCAGCAAGAACAACTGCTAATCGCTGTTGGAATCGGCAAGCACGCGAATCATTCTGGCCTGAACCTTTAATGTTCTGTGGGCAACCTTCACATGACGAGTTCTGTGGGCTATCAATACTTGCATCGGGATTTCTACCGTCGTTTGACCAGCAGTCGGGAGGTGCAACCTCACCGGTAACATACTTACCTGCGTAGTATTGGCGGGCAACATCACGACCACCGTTAACGATAACGATGTTCATAGCGCGGTTTTCATTCTTAGCGATCTCTTCGCCGTTAACCATCATGCGGAACACGCCGCCACGAATAGAGATTCGTTTTACTGAAGTATTACCAGCAAGCGATTTAGTTAAGTCATCAAGCTCAACTTCTTTGAGATAGTCGGGCAGATTGTTTGATTGAAACAGAGTAATGTCACTCATTGATTTCTCCTAGTTATTTACGTTTGATGGTGAACTCGTATTCACTATCTATGTTTAGTCCCGGCGGGTGAATGTCAGGGTTATGGTCTATGAACTCCTTCATGTTAGTTTGGTGAATACGCTTCTCCAATACTTCCATTATGTTGTTGTCGTGCATAAAGCGATAGAAGCTTTCCCAATCGTTAGTCCAGTAACGGTTCTTAACGGTACGGTAGGCAACAAAGTCAGGGGTGGAAAAGCTAGTGGCTCCGGTTTGCTTAGATAGTTCAAGTAGCTTGTACTTCAAGGTAGCCATCTGTTCTTCTAGCTCCGCAGTTTTAGACTTATATTCGCGGTATATCTCTTCTTTCTTGTCGCGTATTTTGACGTACGTGGCGACAATTTTATCAACTGGCACATCCATGTTTCACTCCTTTGATAAAGATGCCAGCCTTTATCATACCAGTGTTCTTTACACTGTCAAGTGTTTTCTTCTACCTCTTGTTTGTACAAATCAATTATCTTTGTATGAAACTCAAGTTTATTTTGCAGCATCTTATAAAGCTTTTCTTCTACAGGACTGCCTTCTATGTGAACAACAGTTACAGGATTTTTTTGCCCTTGACGATGCACACGAGCATTAGCTTGTAGATAATATTCAATAGACGTAATAGGGGAATACCAGATTACTACATTTGCTGCGGTTAGCGTAACCCCATGTGCAGCAGCTTGCGGTTGTATTAACAAAACTTTAGGGTCGGCCTCTTCTTGGAACTTTTTAAATATTTCTGTACGTTTATTGACAGGCACGCTACCGTTAATCACTTCGCAAGTAATATTGTTCTTTGTTAAAAAATCTTCTAGCAAATTAATGGTGTGCGTAAACGGAACAAATATTAAAACTTTTGCAGTAGCTTCTTCAATAACTTCTTGCACTACGCTAAGCCGAGACGATACGTCAAACTCCATAACATTTTTGTTATCTGTATATACAGCGCCGCCAGATATTTGTAGTAGCTTAGTAAGGTTAGCTGCTGCGTTAACCGAAGACACATCTTCACCCGCTGCGTGGATTAAGAAATCTTTCTTTAATCTCTGGTAATAAGCTAATTGTTGAGGGCTTAGAGGTGCAACACGCGACACATGGGTAACGTCTGGTAAGTCTAGGCACTCCGCTTTTGTAAACCGCACCGCTGGCTGTAGCAGTTTATGTACAATAGATTCTGCCTGTGGTTTCGGCACCCATTTAAACCTCGTAAGCTGCGTCATAACTGTATCTCTAAACGCGCCATACAATTGCGGCGTACGTTCTGGCACGCATAGTTTAGCCAAGCCATACGCGTCTAATGGGGATTGCGCTGCTGGAGTACCCGTCATCATCCATATCCACGTTTTGTAATTGACGATTTCTTTCATTACTTTGGATCGTTTGGTACGCGCATTTTTATATGCGTTTGCTTCGTCAATAATAATTAAATCAAACTTTGCGTTTTTAATATCGTCGGCAACAACTGCCACGCCATCAAAGTTAATGATGACAAACTCAGCGGGGCTGTTAATAACTTCTCTACGTTTCTCTTTACTGCCGTGAGCTACATTAACGGTACGGTGTACTGCGAATTTAAACAGATCAGCTTGCCATGCTGATTGCATAATAGATAATGGGCAAATTACTAACACGCGGTTAATGGTTCCGCGCTCCATTAAATAGTCTGCTGCCCAAATAGCGGAAGCGGTTTTACCGGTACCCTGCTCATTAAAACAAAATCCTCGGCGGTTAAGCGTTAGGAAAGAAGCCGTAGTCTTTTGGTGCGCCATCGGTGGGTGTACGCCGGGCCAATCGTAGTCCCTTGTTATCGGAGAAGGCACGTTCTTTATAAACTTGTTTAAAGTCTGTGCTTCCTCTAACCCCCAGAAAACTACAACCTCAGACACGTCACCGCGCTTGACGGTTACCTTGCTTTTCTTAATGGTTTCGGTAATGCGGGTAGGCCATTTAGTTCGCACTACTAATAGCTTGTCGTTAACTATTTGCATTTAAATATTCTTCTTTACGGTATGGTCTGACTTTCGTGGGTATGAACGATTGTCACTCGCAGCCTTCACACGCAAGTTACCTTTAGTCGTTTTGCCGCCTTTGGACAAAGGTGTTTTATGGTCAACATCTTTACCATCCCCTTTATGCACAAGGCCAGCTTCCTCCATCATGCGCCTAGCTTTATTCCGCTGTGCGCGTTTCTTCTTTACCTTTTCCGTACCATCGTATTGTTCGTATTCTTTTTTGTAAGGTCTCGGTTTGTTCACGTATGGCATCGTTTAGCTCCCATTCATCAGTTAAAAGGGACACCGCAAGAGCAAGCATCAAACAGCATATACCCGCGCTTATAAAGAATCCCGACAACCATATAATAACGACAAATAAATCCATGTCAAACTCCTAAAATAGTGTCGGCAGCTCGTTTAATGTTGCCCCATGAATCATAGAAAGGGCGGTAGCCAAACTGTTCTGCCGTTCTATCAAGCGAATAGTAAAAAGGTTTTAACCCTGTTGACGAAACAAACGTAGGGTCAGATACTTCAAACGTCATGCCATACTCACGTTGCATGTACATCACCAAGTTGTCTTTATTGATAGCACTTCTTGTATAACAGTCAACCGTACCATTAAAGCCCGGCGAATGTAGCACGCGCATAATTAAATGCGCTAAGTCTACGGGTCCGATGTAATCCCTTGCAGGGTTCATTGCGTTTGTTTGCATTGGCTCGTTGTTCTTAATTGCACGAATCATATCCATCACCATGAAGCGCTGGTTTATATCTTGTGTGCTGCTGATGTAATTGAACACGCGCACATCCACTATGTGTTTGTCTCGCAGCGTGCGATGCCTGACCTCTGCTTGATGCTTGGCTAACCCATAGTAGTGTTGTGGCGTAGGGCTGCTTGGGAATATAACTTTAGTCTGCGGT